ACCAGTGAGTCTTCCATCATTCGAAGCTGGTTAATTGGCTTCAGAGCTTTATGTAAATGTGATACAACTTTCTTTCTGTCAGCTGATAAAAGTCCGGATGTTACATAACTTACTGAATCATAAGATAGTTTTACGCCTGATGTTTGCTGTCCAGGTTTTTCTTGATAAATGTAATATTCATCAACTGATTCAACTAAGTTAGCCCCAGTGACTGGATCTTTCTTTTTCTTTACTTGTTTTACTTTACGAATCTTTGCAGAGTCAATAGGTCTAATCTCCTGAATGCCTGCTTTAATGTTAGATTCATTTACAACAAGGTGATGATATAAACGGCCATCAATATACCAACGTTTAAACATGTCGTGGCCATTATTTGTAAAGTCTAACATCGATAAGACGTTGTCAAACTCTTCTGTAATTCCTTTTTTAATCTGATCTGACACTTCAACTTTATCAAGAGTGATTGAGACTGGTGCCTCTTCTTCTGAAGCTGAAACAGATTCATTAATAATATCTTCTATTGCAGCATCAACTTCCGGATGTGTCGCAACGCCACGGTATTTCATTATCATTTGATGATTATCTTTAGAATCATCTCCATCAATATTAATATACTGACCATAATGAGAACCAGAAGCAGTAACGTATCCTGCACCATCGTCGTCTTGACGAGGTACAATAGATTGTAACTTCTTGTCTTCTTCTTTTTTATTTGCTCTCCGAATTTCGAAGCCAAATATTTTTAATGCATTATTGTCGGCCATACTTCATCCTAAATTAAGTAAGGAGGCCAGAGAACCTGGCCCCCTAAAACAACTTAGCTAGTTGTGTTTGATGTCCAGTACTGGTAAGTCCACTCAATTGTGAACTCTTCAATCTGATCATTGGCATCATAAGCAAGCTCGATTGGTGAGATTGCTGTTGGGAATGCCGCAATAAAGTTGTATGTTTTAAGAACTTTTTCGTCCTTATCCAATTGGTCAACTTTTAAATCAGCTTGATAGTTTACTGGATTCACTTCCCCTGTATTAAGTGAATGAGCATTAATCCCATTCATCCATCTTTCCATTGAATCGCGAATCGTGAAGTTTGTATCATTCATACAAGTTACACTCCATGGTTCAAACGTACGATCACCAGCCATATTTAGCACTCGGCCTCGGAAAGGCACCGGCATAGGTGGAATCGTAGAACCAGGCAGCTGAGCCGCTCTACATAAGAAAGAAGTTAATTCAGCATCACCCGCTGTGGGAATTGCTGTTGGAAAGTTTACCGTGACTTTAAACAGATTTGGACGTGCGCCCCCACCTGTAAGTTTGGATTTAAAATCGTCAATACCTAAAATAGCCATTTAAACCTCCTTACACCCCAGCGATTTCTGCGAAATCAACTCCAGTACGTACAGCAACAAAGTTAAGAGTAACAAAGTTAATTGAACGCGCAGGTTTGACTAAGACTGTTGCAACAAATTCATTTCTATCTATAACTGCACCCGTGTTGTTTGTTTCGTCACAAATTACACGGAAGTCTGTTATACCACGACGACCTTTGATGTCTCTTAAGAATGGCTCTACAACTCCAACGAATTCTGCTCTTGTGAATTCATCATTGAATTCGAACATTACGTTTCGGGCTGCAATCGAGATCGCTCTTTCGATAGTCAAGAACAAACGACGTACGTTAATACGATCGAATGCCGAAGGCCTTGCAAGTTTCGTCTTATCACCGAATAGAAGCAGTCCTTGTCCAGGTATGTTCGCAATTGGATTTACTCCATTACGATACAACACATCTCTCTGAGCTTTGTTCGGAGAGTATGAAATACCTGTCACACCGAGATATTGGCCACGTCGTGGACCAGCTGGTGAGAACCAAGTTGCCGCTGTTACATCAGTCGCAGCCATGACGCCTGCGGTTGAAGAGTTTGCGGGAATAAAGATAAACTCATCGTTATATTTATCATAGACTTTAAGGAAGTTATTGTCAACTACTAAATATGAAGAAGCAGTAAATGTATTGGCAGTTGTCACAGCAGCCGTATTAGCATTTGCTGGAGTCGCACCGATAATATCGCTTCTTGCTGGTGAAGCAACTACTACGCAGTCTTTACGTTGACCTTGAGCAATACTCACCAAATCGTTTACAACAGTAGTTGTATCTGTTCTTGATGTCATTTGAGGAGCAATCATAAGATCTACTTGGATATTATCTTTGTCTTCAAACTTATCAAAACCAGTAATGTAATCACCTACGTCCATATTTTCTGACTCATCACCAGAATCTAGTTCGTAGTTTTTAGCAGCTAGTACGCCAGCAGAAAGTTGGAAATCTTTTCCAGAATCTGCATCTACACCAGAATTTGCAACCGTATAATCTGAATCAAAACCAGCCATCCAAATGTATGCTGATTTTCTATTGATTACATCTCTTACAAAGTTTGTTGAACCATCTGCGGTTTTAGCATTTGCTGCTACTGAAACAAATGGATATGTTTCTAATACTGTTCCCTTTGTACCGGTAAATTTACCACCTTGGTCAACAACCGCAACGTGAATTTCGTCGTTCACTGCGTTTTTACCTGAAGCAAAATCTGATGTACCGGGAGGTGTATCAAAATTATCCTTATATGCCCATCCATTATATGCTGAGTCAGCACCTTGTTGTGGACATAAAGAAACTCTTAAGCTATTGCCCAGTGAACCTGGCCATTTAGCTACGAATGTGTGTTTATCAGAATCAAATCCTGCTAGTGCTGCATCCCATGCATCACCATCTTTAACTCTGACATTTTTGCCCTTAGCTACTTCATTATGATTATAAGCGTTATAACCATCTGTATCGCCTAATACACGAACAACTTGAAGGGCATTTGTGTACTTAAGAAAGTACGCTGCCGAATGGAAATCGACAGAATTAGCGGGTGTTGGTGTCCCAAACGTTTCCGCCAGCTGTGCTTCATTAGAAATCAAAACTGGTTTCTCAACAGGGCCCCAACGGAAATTACCAACAAATGCGCCAGTAGAAGAAGAAACTGCTGGCACCACACCAGATGCGTCAACCTCTCTTACCGTAATTGCCGGAGATTCTGAAAATGCCATAATTTCTGTCCTCTCGAAAATTTAAATTATATGCGGGTTCATAATACGGATTCTTTTTCACTCAGTCTTATTTATAATATTTAAATATCTGGCATATATTCGATAGCCCATTGCCTTCCTTCATTTTCTTCTTCTGTTGGGTGAGCAGGTAGTCCATCATCAATAAATCCAAATGGAGGCAGATCATCTTCTATTTCTCTCATTTTTTGTTTAAACATTATGTCTTTAAGGTTAATATCAGTCATATCATTAAAATATTGTGTCGACATAAAATAACCTAACATTACCAGGTTCATTACTAAATCGTCATGATTTCCAGTAGAGGCTTCATATGATACGCCTTTTGCAACAAATGTAGATATTTCTAAAATAGTATCATCATCACATATTTCTAATTTATTATTTTCTAATATATCTTTAAACGACGAACAGCCAAGTCTTTTAACTTTACGAGTCATTTCTATACCAAGTGCATTTGCTTTGATAGCCGATTCAACATGCATGTTCTCATACTCTAAATCATGATAAAGTCCATTTGTCACAAGAGAACCTTGATCATTTGACTCAATTACGACATATGCTTTATTATAGGAATTCGCCCACTTATATATAATATTAGGGAAGAGTAATGGAGAGATAAGGTTATTGCGATACACGGCCACCTGATTAAAAGGTCTAGAGCTTATATCGATTAAATTAAATGTAGAATAGTCCTGTCCTCTTCCTTTCGATACGTCAACTAACATAACGTACTCGTGATCTTTTTGAGTTTCTTCGTATATCTTAAGGTCTCCACCTTCAAGATAACGTATAGGATTTTTTGCTCGCAGCTTTAATAAAGTTTCGGCATTAATTAACGTATTACCGGTACCAAAAAATGTATTTCCAAACTCTTGGTCAAATTGTAGCTGAGACGTATTTGCTACTGTCTGGATTTTCCAGTTCTCGTCACGTCCAGGTACATCCCACCAATCAACGCGAAAAGGTTTAAACTCGTTTATGCCTTGCGAAGCACCTTCCCATATTTTATGAAACACATTACCAATACCGTTTGCAGTAGATGTAATAATAATTTTAGTATTTGTACCAGATGAGATAACCGGATATGTCGA